TTGGATAATGAATGGGCTACACTTACAATAAAAGAGGTTCCGTTTTGGAGAGATGATATGACCCCAGAAGAGTATGACATAGAGAGGACATACTTTTATGAAAATTTTGATTCATATAAAAAAGGAACCTACATTCCATTGTGGAAACAGAAAAAATAACAGGCTTGATTTTTTAGTTTATAACGCATTTTAATTAAAAATGTAAAGTTACATTACTAATCAATTAAAACGCAAATTAAACGATTTTAAACGGCATTTAAAGGAGCTGTAAAAAACAGCCTAAATAAAAAACGACTGCATTCTAACCGAAAGATAGGAATGCAGTCGTTTTTGTGATATAATTTACTATCAACGAAAAACCATATCAACAAGGTACATAAAACTAAAAAGTTTTCTACATTAAAGGTGCTTGGTTTTGCACCTTTTCGAGTTATGCCCAAATTTTAAACATTTTTAACATCCTTAATATTTTCATATCATATTTTTATACAATTTCAAGAATGCAAGCAAAAAAATCACAGAGGCTCACTTTTTCGTGAATCTCGGCTTTTTGATATGCTGCTTTTTACAGCATCTATCGTCAGATTGCATAAAAGGAAAGTATTTGTGGGCTTTGCCCACACTCACAACCTTTGAAAAGGTCGACCAAACTTTTACAATTGCTTGATAAAACAGTTTTCTAAACCATAATTTACCAAAACTTGTGATAAATAACCGTTTTAACGAAAATTGTTATGGGTATGTATTACTACACCTTAATTTTACGGCATAATTTAGTATTATTTAGATGTAAACGGTTATTTTGCATTTGATTTAAAATCAGCCTTGTATTAAAAACATAAAGAATATAAGCATATAAAATCAGTGACTTGCTTAGTTAATAGAAGTAGGTGAGGGGTTTTTACTGTATTTGCATACTATAATACAGTTAAAAGCAATGTTTTACGGGAAACAGGCAAAAAGAAAAACCGCATACAAGCCTAAAAAATGGCTTAGTAATGCGGTTTATTTGTGGAGCTGGTGAACGGACTTGAACCGTCGACCTACTGATTACGAAACATTACAAGAATTTGAAAAAGTGCAGTAAACAAGCGTATTTTTATTATACATTGACTAACATCAGACTAACATCATTTTTTGCGGTTCTGCAATCGCAGAGATGTAATCGTTTAGGTCTATAATTTTATTGATTTTCTTAATCTGATTTGTTTGCACTAAATGTGTATAAATATTCAAAGTCGTTTCGGGCTTTGCGTGTCCGAGTTGGTTTTGGACATAAAGTAAATCTTGACCGCAAAAGAACAAGTTTGTAGCAAAAGTATGTCTTAGATAATGTGCGGTGAATCTTTCAATAACAAAAGGAACGCCTTTTGGGTCGAACTTACTTTTCGGCTTTCGCTCATATTCGGAAAAATCTCCGTATTTAAGATTGAGGTCTGCCATATAGCTGTCCCACAGTTCTCGCCACGCTGTTGTTGAGAAGAACTCCCCTTTTGTTGTAAGTACAACAAAGTCGGATTGTTTATGGTTCTTTTGATTTTTCAGAAAATCCACCAGGGTGTGGGGAATATTGACTGTTCGTATGCCAGCCTTTGACTTTGCTCCTTGCACAATGTGCGGAGTTCCTGTCATTACAAGTTTTTGATGAACACTAATTTGAGCATTTTCAAGGTCAATGTCATACCATTGCAACGCAAGGCATTCACTTAATCTTAAACCAGACAGCATCATGATCATAGCAGGAAGTTGTGCTCTGTGTGGCATTTCCATAACCCACCGCTGTTCTTGCTCGGTCAATGCCCTGCGCTCGCTTACAGGTGCATTTTTCGGTATTCTGACATATGTTAATGGATTGTAGTCAAGTATGCGGTTTTCAACAGCAAAGTCAAACACCTGCCTTGCGGTCATTCTGTAATCACGCAGAGTTTTCTTTGAAGTCGGTTTGCCTGTATGTGGATTTCGTGCGAAATAGTCATTTATGATACATTGAAAATCTGCTTTTACAAGTTTGCTGATTGCAACATCGCCTAATACAGAAAACGGTTTAAGGTTTGTTTTATAACTCTTATACTGCTTGTCAGAAGAAAGCAGAGCCTTTTTGTATATCAGCCAATTTTCGCAGAGTTCACTGAACGGCATATTCTCGCTAAGAATATCCATACCTTTGCTGATTTTTAGCTTGATTTCATTTGCTTTGCGTGTAACCTCAGCTTGCGTTTTGCCAAATACAGACTTATACATAGCTTTGCCGTTTTCATCTCGTCCGATATAGATATTTTTTTGATATCTGCCGTCTTTACGCTTTTTCATTTTATAACACTCCTTTTGTTTTAAAAAAGGGTGCAAAAATCCCTTGTGTTTTTATTCGATAAACTTGCAAAACACAAGGGAGTATGGTACAATTATATTGCTGTTTAAGTACCGTTGCACCCTATGTGTAATGGTTTCCGCTCTACCCTGCGCCAACAGGATAGGGCGGATTTTTTATTTTAATAAATGTTACTGTAAAACCCTACGGCTTTAGTTGCTCTTTAATTTTAAGAGATTCACGATACTGTTCAGCCGGAGCAAGTCGAGTAAATTCTACCGTTTTATCGTAATTCTTTTTTACAACTTCTTCTATTTCATCAAGAGTAACATTAAAGAACTCTCGTCTTGTGTTAATCATATTGACTTTTCTATCCTCAAAGGCTTTATGTAAAGCTGCTTCAAGTGAAGGAGCATCGTCGGAAAAAATCATTGCGTGAACATCAAAGTTAAACGGAACAGAAGCGTCCCCAAGCTCATCAACTCGATCCATTGGTTCAAGTCTGCGTGTCATACCTATTTTATACACATTCTCTCCAAATGAACCAACATTAGATATAATGTACACATAACCTGCTCTTGCATTTGCGGCTCTGTAATCAATATCTTTCATAGATTTATCAATTTCAGAAAGCTCGTTAATGATTTGTTCTTTTTTCTTGAGTAATTCTTCTTTATCAACATCGGCTGCGGTTTTAATTTGCTGTTCAAGATGTGATAGAGCGTTTTGATAGTGAGTTTGTTCCTTAGCTATTTTTTTACGAGTTTCTTCAATTTCTTTTTGTAGTTTAGCCTCTTCACGCATACGAGCTCTTATTTCTTTTTGTTCTTCCTTTTCATCTTGCTTTTTCTTTTTGTATTCAAGTGATAAGCAAAGTTCTTCGTGCTTGGCATTAAAATATTGAGTAGTTATTGCAATTCCCATAATGTTGCCAAGTTTTGAAATTGCTTCACAGGAACTACGCATCCTTTTTAATGCCGTATCAAAAGTATTGTACTTAACTTTATCAATAAGTTCATCACATTCACTATTGAATGCTCTAAGCAAAAGTTTTTGCATATCTTTAACCATTTTTTTGCCCTGACTTTTACTTCCATTTACAGTCCAATTAGTGTTACCGGTAACAGCCTGACCGTTTTTTATAAGAGCTTTTTGTGTATCTCGGATTTGAGATAATCTGTTTTTATACAATTCAGAAGAAGCAAAGTCATACTTAGGAGTATAAAGTCCGAAACTTTGTAACTCAATTTGTTCATCCATACAGATTATTTGAGATTGTTTGTTATTTATAGTGTTATTTAAACCGATAATTTTGTTGTTTAAATTATTGATCTCGTTATTTTTTTGCCCAATAACTGCATTTAAGTTATTAATATCATTTTGCAATTTCTGTGTGAGCATAAGTAAATTTTGGGCATTATACATTTCAGGAGTAAATGTGCTTCTAAGCTGATTAAGTTCAGCTTGTAAGCGTTCTACTTCTGACTTATATTGATTACCCTTAAAGGTATCAAGAAATCCCATATCAATTCTCCTTATCAAATAGCATTAGCCTCAAGCTCGTTATGAACAACAGGCTCATAATCATAAAAATGCTCGGATGTAATGTGCTTTAATTCGTGCTTAGCGGCTTTCTGTTGAGTATCATAGCTAAGCAGAATATTAATATATACATTGTAATTGCCGTCCTCATCTAAGACCGTTACGCCTCGTACGGTCAGCGGCAATTCTAAACCTCTAATAAAAATTTCTCCCAAAGCTATTCATCCTTTTTTAATGCTTCAATAATTCTGACTGCTTTTTCCACATCTTCTTTTGTAGCACCCTTAGTAAGACTAAATAACATTCTTAGTTCACTTCTGTTCTTGAGCTCCTCGAGGTATTCTTGGAGTTCAATGTCATCAGTCATTTTTGATGTTTCGTGTTCCTCTGTCAAATCAGATTTAAGAATACCAAAATAGTCAGCCAAAAGTTGCATTTTGTCAACACGAGGGTATTTCTTTCCGTTTGCCCAGTCAGAAACAGTCGAAGCTGTTAAATTCAGATCCGTTACAAGATCCGATTGGGTTTTATTGTTAGTAGTCATATAATAGTTTAAATTCTTTGCAAAAATTTTTTTGTTAAGCTCACTATTATCGCTCATTAGATCACCTACTTTTATGTTATATTTGCATTATACACTAAAAGCGTAAAAAATTCAAGATATTTTTAAAAATATTTCGCTTTTCGCTTGACATTACGCTTTTAGCGTGATATTATATATGTGTACCAAGGAGGTGAGGCAAATGGAATATCCTAAAATCACGTTAAAAGCTGCAAGGGTAAACGCTGGTTTATCTCAAAAAGAAGCAGCTGATATGCTTAATATTAGCAAGGAAACTCTTTCTAACTACGAAAAAGGAACATATTCGCCAAGTTGGGATATGGTGCATAGAATAGGTGAACTGTATAGATTTCCTGTTGACTTTATTTTTTTTGGAAAAGATTTACGCTTAAAGCGTATTACTTGATTTCTGTTATTTATCTTACAATTCAGTATAGCAAATCAGCTGTACAATAAGCAGGACTTTGCCGAACAGCAAAGAACAGCTTAGGAGGAGATTTATATGGCTGACACACATACAGACGAAATTTTTAATGTGTACGGTGCACTTGATAATCTCAACAAGCGAATGAAATCTGTTGAGAACAAAGTTCCCGATTACACAGCAGATATGCTTGAAGTTTACCGAAATCTCGGTGCTCTTACAAAGCGTATCGCAGAACTTGAAAAAGTTCTTGCCGAACAACAGAAAACAGCATGATAACCAATCCATTTATGAGGAGATGAAAGAGTGAAAAAAATCCTGCTATTTGTAGTATTTGTTCTTAACGCAAACATTTTACTTCTGCTGATTATAGCAATGCTAATTAAAGCAGGAGTTATTCATTAAGAAAGAAATATTTTTGAAAGCAAAATCAGAATAGTCGTTAACAGAATAACTGCGATGAGTGGTAATGAGTATTTTATAATTCCTAATATTAAAACTCGTAGATTTCGTGTTCGATATGTGTACATCTTTTTATCTAATGGTCTTAAAGGTATACCCAAGGAAGAGCAGCACTCGTCATATTCTTTGTCCACTAATTTTGAAATGCTTTGAAAATTAATTTTATTTAACGGAAGAGAAAAAACATAGTTAACTTTTCCACCCACAATTAATTTATTATCGTTAATAATATGTTTGCACTTGTCAACTGCTTGTTTGACATCAGGAGTTATCTCTTTTTTATAAAGATGATTTTCGAGTATGTCAAATATTGGGAATATAACTTTTTCGTATCGTTCTTTGAGGTAAGTTTTGTTATGTTCCTTCTTAAACAACAGCCAAGTTAAAATTAAGGTGCTTACTGTTGACAATAGTGACAGCACAAGAGTTAACCACTGAAATATATCTTCCATTCATTGCACCTCCTTTCATTATCGTATATTGAAATTATATCACATTGTCGGGAGGTTGCAAGAATTACAGCATAAGAAATTTTTATGAGGAGGTGAGGAGATGGGAGGAAAAATGATTGGCAACTATGCAAATGACGGAACACTTTATATATCTGCAACAAATATTCAGGAGTTTAAATGCCTTATAAATAAGGCAAAAAAACAAGCTGACGAACTGCAAGATACAATTAATCAGCTTGAGTTTTTCGATTTTCATTTTAAGTTTGCGACTGATGAGTAGCTTTTTGTTCTTCAATCATATTTTTCAGTATAGTATTGAAAATATTGTAACATCTAATTACAAATAATACAACAAAAATCGAGGAGGTGAGGAAAATGGCAAAACTTAAACTTATTGACACAAAGGACAAGTTTCTTCTTGAAATTGACGGAACAGAAATCCCGTATGTTACAAGCTATCAGATTACCCGAACAGTAGGCGATGTGGTACTGCTCAAGCTGGCACTCAGCGTTGCAAATGTGGAAAAGGTTGAAATCGTATCAGACAAAATTACAGAGGATAACAGAGGTGTAAGGCAATAATTTTATAAGGAGGGTATATATGCCAAAATCTAAGAAAACAGTAACCAACTGGGACGATGTTCCGATCTACATAGATTTGCCATTGCTGGCAAATCTATGGGGATTCTCGGTTGATTGTTTAAAGAAAAAAGCACAGTCGGGCATTTTGCCGGCGGCAAAGATGTTCGGTGAGTGGAGAATATCTAAAGAGGACGCAAAGGCTTACTTCGAAAAGGCTTACAACGAAACGCAGGAGGGAATAAAAAAAGATGGAAGTAATTATCAACAAATCTAAATCGTATTCGTTTAAGGAGGTTGAAATCGGAGATGTGTTCTCTGATGATTTAGGACGCTTTATGATGAAAGTATCATACGAAACAGCAATATGTTTAGATGATAATATGGTCTATGGCATTAACAGCAACACAAAATGCTATCTGAGGGACTGTGTGATTATAGAGCGTGAACTGCTCGAAAATCTCAAGAAAGGAGCAAACGGATATGAGTAAGCTTGAAAACTTACAAATCTGCATTAAAGACGGCGAGATTGTAGTATTGCAAGGACTTGACACCGTTACGGCTGAAAGGCTTGAGGACATTTTAAACTATGTTGCAGAAGTCAAGGAAAGCCTTGACAGGCACAAACTCAGCAACAGAGCAACAGGCATTAAGCGTGTGGCTCACAATTGCAAGAAGTTTATTAGGTGCTTAAAAGGTGCCTTATCTGATGAGGAGGTGTAACAGATGACAGAAAATGTTTTAGAACGAATGGAAAGGATTGACGGGCAGAGAAAAATCTCTGATTTCATCGTTAAGCAAAAACAAGATTATGAATTTAAAATCAGATATGCAACTATCAGAGCAAGAGAATTTGTAGAAGAATGTGATAAGCGAGAATTAAACTATCATGTTTCCGTTGGCGGTCTTGACAGCATTACACTATTTATCTTTTTAAAATCAATCGGAATCCACGCACCGGGAATCAGCGTCTCTTATCTTGAAGATGTAAGCATTCAAAAAATTCATAAAGAGCTCGGAATAGAAAAATTAAAACCGTCGGTTCGATATGTAGATAGTACAGGGAAAGAACACCGTTGGACTAAGCAAGATATAATTCAGGAGTTTGGATTCCCTGTTTTATCAAAAGAAATAGCGTCAAAAATTGAAACACTTGCAAATCCTACCGAAAAAAACAAAACTGTTCGACACGCTATTGTAACAGGCGAAACAGGTGCATATGGTGGTTATCAAAAAAACAGTCGTATGAAAATGTCGCAAAAGTGGCTTGAAAAGTTCGGCGGTTATGCAAACGATGAAGAGGGCACGAGTTATCAAATTCCAAATTTCAAAGTATCATCAAAATGCTGTTATTATCTGAAAGAAAAACCTTGTGATGTTTGGGCAAAAGAGCATAACAGCGTACCTTTTCTTGGGCTGATGGCTTCCGAAGGTGGAAGAAGAGCTAAATCTCTAATGATAAATGGCTGTAATTATTTCGGTAAATCTACAATCAGGTCAGCACCGTTTGCAATTTTTAACAGGCAGGATATTTTACAGCTTGCGCTTGAGCTGGAAGTACCTGTTCCTGAAATTTATGGAACGATTGAGCGAAAAGATGACGGTACTCTGTATACAACAAAAGCACAGCGCACAGGCTGCTCTATGTGCGGATTTGGTTTGCACTTGGAAAAGCGTCCGCATAGATTTGATTTGCTCAAAGAGCGAAACCCAAAAGAGTGGGAGTATTGGATGTATAACTGCTGTACAGACGATAAAACAGGCGAAAGATACGGCTGGGCAAGGGTGCTTGATTATATCAATGTTGACTACAAAGAAGAAAACCGTTGACAGCACGGCAATGCTTTCAACGGTTCAAGGATATAATATGAAATCAATCAACATTATTATATCCTTAATTTTATAAAAAATCAAGAGGTAATAACAATGAACGAAATAACGGCACAGAAACAGCAGGCCATTGAACTGCATCAGAAAATTCTTGTAAGTGCAAACCTTGCACAACAGAACATATGGGATATGTGCAACGGACTCAAGACTATGCGTGACAACAAGCTGTATAAGGAGCTTGGCTACACGAATTTTGAGGAGTACTGCGAGAATGAAGTAGGTATGAAACGCAGTAACGCATATAACTATATTTCTATTGTAGAAAAAATAAATCCTGAAAATGTCCAATCGATTGGACAAATTGGAATGACAAAGCTATCACTTCTCGCCACAATAAGCGAACCCGAACAGGCAGAAATCGCCGAAAAACTTGACCTTGAAAACACAACGGTCAAGCAGTTAAAAGCTGAAATCGAAAAGCTGAAAGACGAAAAGCAGGAGGCAACCGACAAGAGCATTGACTATTGCAGACAGCTCAATAACGCTAAGAAAGACGCAGACTATTACAAGCAGCAGGCGGACACTTCAAAAGAAAGCTATCGCAATATTGAAAATCAGCTTGCAGAGGAAAAGAACAAAAATTTCAAGCTGACGAATAAAGTTCAGGAGCTTGAAAGCCGCCCTATTGAGGTTGCCGTTGCAGAGCCGAGCGATAATGAGCGCAGACTGAACGAAACCATCAGAGCACTTGAGCGTGAGAACATCAAACGCAATGACGAACTCGAAGCAGAATATCGTGAGAACGAGAAAATCGTAAGGAAACAGCTTGAGGACGAAAAGCAGGAGGCTCTTCGCAGGCAGAAAGAGGAGTATGAAGAAAGGCTGAAAAATGTTCAGACTGCCGACGGTACATCAGATGACAAGGATGTCTTTAAGGCATATTTTTCGATTGCATATGACAGCTTTATCCGTATGCTCGATTTCGCCAAGCAGTCACAGGACAAGGAATTTTTCAAGGGCAAGGTTGAACATTTAATAGAAGCACTTGCCACACAAAACATAAATCTTTAAGGGGGAGCAACAATGAAACTTTATGAACTTACTGAAAGCTTTGCTGAATTATTCAGCCAATTTGAAGACATAAACGAATATGAACCCGATACTGACGCAGACGGTCAGCCGATTGACGGCAACGGCGACATTATCGAAGATGTTGAGGCATACAAAGAAAAAATGCTTACAGCGTGGTTTGATACACTCGAGGGCATTGAGGGCGAATTTGACGAGAAAGCAGAAAGCATTGCAGTCTACATCAAACAGCTTAAAGCAGAGGCTAATATACTCAAGTTTGAGAAATCTGCAATCGCTAAGAGGCAGTCGCAGAAAGAGCGAGAGGTTGAAAAACTCGTTGCATATCTTCTTAACGCAATGAAAGCAATCGGCAGGAGCAAGGTAGATATGCCGCACGCAGTTGTATCAATCAGAAACAACGCACCGAGCCTTATTGTTGATGATGAAATTTCATTCATTGAGTGGGCGGAGGAACACAATCTTGCCCACCTTTTAAAGTACAGTATGCCCGAAGTAAAAAAGAATGATGTCAAGGCTCTCTGCAAAAACGGCGAGGCTATCCCGTTTGTGCATATGGAAAGCAAACAGTCGTTGAGTGTTAAGTGAGGTGTTATTTATGGGATTACCTATATTGGTTTTAGGATATTCAGGCAGCGGAAAATCTGCCTCTTTAAGAAATTTCAAAGCAAATGAACTTGCTCTTGTAAATGTGAATGGAAAATCACTCCCGTTCAGAACAAAATTTACTTCTTCAATCAATTCCGACAACTACATTGATATTGAGGACTTTATCAAAAAGCAGAAATGTAAGTCGATTGCAGTTGATGACGCACAATATCTCATGGCTAACGAGTATATGAGAAGAGCCAAGGAAACAGGCTTTCAGAAGTTTACCGACATTGGCAAAAATTTTTGGGAACTTGTGAAACAGATTGAAACTCTCCCGAATGACACGATTGTTTATTTCCTCAGCCATATTGATACCGACGAAAACGGCAGACAAAAAGCTAAAACAATCGGTAAGCTGCTTGACGAAAAAATCTCGGTTGAGGGAATGTTTACCACAGTTTTGAAAACGGTTGTTGTTGACGGCAAGTATCTTTTTGCAACACAAACAGACGGCAACGACACCTGCAAAAGTCCGATAGGCTTGTTTGATTCAATGTACATATCAAATGACCTTAAAATTGTTGATGAAGCATTGAGAACATACTATTCAATGCAACCCGAACAGTATTGTGATGAGTGCAAAGCACCGATACTTTCTGACGGTAAACGCACCGTTAAGCAGATTATTGACGGCACAATAAAAAATTATGGCAGACAGCTCTGTATGCAGTGTGTCGCAAAGCTGATAAAGCAGAAGAAACAGGAAAAGCAGAGAGAGGGTGCCGGAAATGCAGCTTCGACCGTATCAGAATGACCTTGTGGAGCAAGTAAGGCAAGCTTGGCGAGAGGGTTACAAAGCTCCTTGCATTGTCCTTGGGTGCGGTGGCGGAAAGTCCTGCATTGTCGCAGAAATTGCAAGACGGACGACTTGGAACGGTAAACGGGTGCTGTTCCTTGTTCACAGGAGAGAGCTTGTTGACCAAATATTCAGAACCTTTGTCCGCTGGGGTGTGCTTATGGATTTATGTCAGATTGGTATGGTACAAACCTTTACACGCAGGCTTAAAAAACTTCCTAAGCCTGCGTTAATCATTACGGACGAAAATCATCACAGCCTTGCACAAAGCTACAAACGCATTTATGAATATTTTTCAGATGTTCCAAGGGTTGGCGTCACCGCAACACCTATCCGTCTAAACGGTGACGGCTTGGGTGATGTCAACGATAAGCTGATTGTAGGAGTAAGTACCAAGTGGCTCATTGAGCATAACTGCCTTGCCCCATATGATTACTATGCTCCGAGTGTTGCCGACCTTACAGGGCTACACACCAAAATGGGCGAATATGTCGCCTCCGAGATAGAAAAAGCAATGACTAAAAATACAGTTTTCGGAGATGTAATCAAGTATTACAGACAGCTTGCAGACGGCAAAAAAGCGGTGTGCTATTGTTCAACTGTCAAACACAGTATGGCAACCGCACAGGCATTTTGCGAAGCGGGTATATCCGCAAGGCATATTGACGGAGCAACTCCAAAGGCGCAGAGAGAACAGATTATAAACGAGTTTCGCAGCGGAAAAATTACAATTCTTTGCAATGTGGATTTGATTTCAGAGGGCTTTGATGTGCCCGACTGCGAATGTACAATTCTGCTCCGACCTACTCACAGCCTTACGCTTTACATTCAGCAGTCAATGCGATGTATGCGATACAGACCGAACAAAAGGGCGGTAATCATTGACCATGTGGGCAACTATGCAAGACACGGAATGCCTGATGATGACAGGGTATGGTCACTTGAAAAGCGAGAGAAAAAGAGTGTTAAAAAGCTTGAAGACGAGCAGGCAACAAAGGTCAAGCAATGCCCCGAGTGTTTTTTTACATTCTCTGCACCGCCGGCGGGGCAGAAAGCCGTGTGTCCTCGATGCGGATATGAATTTCCGACAGCTGAGCGAAAGGTTGATTTTGATACTGCCGCAGAGCTTATAAAGGTTGAGGGCTTTAAGCTCGATTTCAGTTCACCATCTGATTGCGGCAGCTACAACGATTTACTTGTTTACGCAAAAACACACGGCTATAAGCCCGGCTGGGCGTATTATCAAGCACGAAAGAGAGGATTGATAGCTTGACAGAAGAACACGCTATACAGAATGAAATCCGCCTTGCAATTGCACCGTACTGCGATATTTTTCGTATCAATGTCGGACAGGGTTACACAAAGGACGGACGATATTTCAGCACAGGTGTACCACCGGGGTTTTCTGACCTTTTCGGAGTAAGAAAGTCAGACGGCAAGGCGGTATTCATTGAGGTTAAAACAGCAAAAGGCAGAGCAACCGAAAAGCAGCATAACTTTTTACAGATGATGAAATTTAACGGTGCGGTAGCAGGAATATGCAGAAGTGCCAATGAAGCAATTAAATTAATTTTGGAGGAATAATTATGGGTTTTAAATCAAACTGGAACGAAGCAGCACAGGGCAGTTCAATCAAGCCTGAGGGTGATTATGAGTGCCTTATCGCAAAGGTTGAGGAGAGAGTAACAAAGAATGGCAAGGAAAATCTGAACATCTCAATGGTAATCAGAAATGATGTTGAGCAGAACTATAAAAACGGATATATTTTTGATACCTTGTGGAAGAAGAAAGAGCCTACAAACGCAGACTTGCAGGTCAATGGATACAGCTATGGTCAGATTATGGCACTCGGCAAGGCGGCAGGACTTCCCGACGGCAAGGAGTACGACAGCCTTGAGCAGTTCTGCGGTGAGCTTGTCAATAAGCCAATGCGTGTAACTATAAAGCACGAAGAATACAACGGAAAAACACAGGAGCGAGTAAGCTGGAGAAATCCTACAAAATATCCGACTGTAAAGCATATTCCAAAGCAGACGACAACCAATACAACTACAACCTATGCACAGCCACAGCAAAGCTATGCATCTGCACAGCCGACAAATCAAGGCTTTACGGATATGCCGCTTGATGATGATTTACCGTTTTAATTCAGAAAATTTTTACGGAAATTGCACTAATTTATGCAACTTTTGAATTTTAAGTCGGTACATATGAAATCCATAAGGAGGTATAAAATATGGGATTTACAAATTTTAACGATAAATACAGTGCAATTCCGCAGGAATTAAAAGGCTATAAAAATTGGGTGTGTTGGCAGGCATACCCTGATCCGAAGTCGCACAGCGGCATTTCTAAGAAGCCCGTCAATCCAAAGACGGGCGGACTTGCCCAGTCAAACAATCCCGACACTTGGTCGGATTTTGAAACCGCTGTCAGACAGTCAGGCAAGTATTCGGGCATAGGCTTTATGTTCTCAAATTCGCCGTTTTTCGGTGTTGACCTTGACGATATGCCGAACGACATTCAGGATTACCAAAACGGCGGAACTGACAACATAATAAGCGAGTTCGTGAACACTTTGCAGAGCTACACAGAATTTTCGCAGAGCAAAACAGGCGTTCATATAATCTGCAAGGGAACTCTTCCCGAGGGCAGAAGAAAGGCAAAGAATGATTCGGGCGGTTTTGAAATGTACGAGAACGGCAGATTTTTCGTTGTGACAGGAAACTACTGCTCGGAATACGGATACATCAACGATTGTACCGAGAGTGTTAAGCCGTTGCACTCCAAATATCTCGGCAAGACGGCAGAGCCTAAGCCGAACAGGCAGAATATTACGGCCAATTTAAATTCCGTTGATGGCATCGTCAGAGCTGCCTGCAACGCTAAGAACGGCAGTCTTTTCAAGGCTCTGTACAGCGGTGACTTTTCGGCTTACTCATCACAGAGTGAGGCGGATATGGCATTTTGCAATATGCTTGCCTTTTGGTGCGGCTGCGATGCCGAAAAAATGGACGCAATTTTCCGCCAATCGGGTTTAATGCGTGACAAGTGGGACAGAAAGCAGTCAGGCACTACATACGGAGTAATCACCCTGCAAAAAGCAATATCCGGCTGCAGTCAGACCTATAACCCTAAAAAACAAAACGATTATTCGATTTCAATCGGCAACGGCAAGGTTATTCAGACTGTTGACGAAGAAAAAATGCGTGCATATACATTTGACGACATGGGCAACGCAGAAAGGTTTGTTGACCTGTTTGGCGAAAATGTTCGCTACTGCTATACGGAAAAGAAATGGTATTTTTATAATTCAATGAGGTGGAGCGTCGACAATCTCGGTGTTATCTTAAGAATGGCAGATAAGTGCGTTGAAGCTATGAAAGCCGAGGCAAAGCTTTACTTGCAGGCTGATGAAGAGAGCGGCGGAGATATGGCGAAAGCATTTGAAAAGCATATGAAATCAAGCCGTTCAAATAAGTCAAAAAAAGCAATGCTCAACGAAATTGAACATCATCTTCCGATTTTGCCGATACAAATGGACAGATACAAACTGGCACTCAACACGCCAAGTGGAATTATTAATCTGAAAAACGGCGATGTAAAGGCACATAACCCCGAATATTACTTTACAAAGATTACTTCGGTCGATTGCGCCGAAGTTGCCGACTGCCCTCGTTGGCTTGCGTTCCTTGACGATATTTTTGCAGGCGACAAGGACTTAATCAGATACATTCAAAAGGCGGTAGGCTACAGTCTGACAGGCTCAACAGCGGAACAATGTGCATTTTTCCTCTATGGCACAGGTCGAAACGGCAAGAGTACATTCATTGATGTAATAAGAGATGTTTTCGGCGATTATGCGGCGAATATTCAGCCCGAAACCATTATGGTGAAAAGCTCGCAGAGCAATGCCATAAACAGCGACATTGCACGATTAAAGGGCGCAAGACTTGTTACATCGGTAGAGCCAAATGAGGGTGTGCGGCTGAATGAGGGACTTTTAAAACAGCTTACAGGTGACGATACGGTAACAGCAAGAAAGCTGTACAGTGAGGAATTTGAGTTTAAACCCGAGTTCAAATTATGGATGGCGACAAACCATAAACCTATTATCAGAGGCACAGACACAGGCATTTGGCGAAGAATACATATGATACCGTTCAATGTGCAGATACCCGAGGACAAGGTAGATAAGAACCTTACGCATAAGCTAAAGGCGGAGATGACAGGAATTTTTAAATGGTGCATTGACGGCTGTCTGATGTGGCAGAGAGAGGGCCTGCAAATGCCCGCCGCTGTATTAAAGAGCGTGAGAGAGTACAGGCGTGAAATGGATGTTATTTCTGCTTTTATCGAGGATAAATGTACTCTTGAGGGCACTGTACAGGCAAGTATGCTGTATGCCGCCTATGCATCGTGGGCAGACAGCAACAACGAATATTGTATGTCAAATACCAAGTTCAGCACCGAACTTGCCAAACGATTTGAGAAGATAAAGGGAAGAAATTACAATTATTTCACCGGTATTTCTATTCGTTCTGAATGTTAGTGTGGTGGCTTGAGGAGGGTTTGAGGGGTTTTATAACCTTTCGTATAAGAAAAATAAAATATTATATATATAAAGGGTTATTTAAAAATGGCTTCAACCCACCACAAGCCTCCGCAGGGAGGAATATATGAAACCAAATTTTAAAGACAAAACAGAGTTTGCAAGGCTTGAGGATAAAGCTATTGACGGTCAGCTTGATTATACCGACTATCCGCCTGCCGAATACAAATACTTTTCAAAACTTGCAAAACTCGGTTACAACAACCGCCACAAGGGGTGGGATATGATTACTTGCCTGAAACTTCAACAGGAATTGCAGAGTGAGTACAGACAGTACCACGATGAGGGCGAGGAGTATTTAAGACTGTGTACGAGAATACAGGACAATATAAAGAAATCCGCCGATCTCGTTCGCAAGATGTACAAGCAGGCGGCAACCAAAGACGAAATGCTAAGCCTTGCGTTGCAGACGATAGAGCTATTAACAAATGAGAACGGATTTGTTAAAAGAATAAGCGAAAAGGTAAAGGAGATGAAAGAATGAAACAGCAGGCAATCTGCGAATTATGTATGCAAGCATTTGAAAAAAGAAGTGCAAATCAAAAATACTGCACCGAGTGCGGTGTTGAAATGCGAAAGCAACAGCACAGAGAAATTATCAAAAACAGCAAATTAAGAAAAACAGCCGCACGCAATTACAATAAACCCGATACACTTGAAGAAAAATGCAAGAAAATCAATTTGTATAATAAGCGGCACGGAACACACTTAAGCTACGGAGAATATACTGCACTCGAAAGGCTTGGAAGAATTTAAGGAGGATAAAGAAAATGATTGATTGTGCGAAAACTGAAAATTACCTTGCGGAAAAGCAAAGGATGACGAAAAAACATAAACCAAATGCTGGTGCATATATATGCGAACTTGATTGTTTAGATTGCCCTTTGAGCCATTCAAATAATGGCATAGGTGAACCGTGTTTTGGTCTTGAAACGCTCTATCCCGAAAAGGTAATTGCAATTGTACAGAAGTGGTCGGATGAACATCCGCAGAAGACATATTTGAGTGAGCTTTTGAAAATCTTTCCAAACACTCCGCTTGGAGATGACGGAACACCCAATTTTTGTCCTTATCGTTTAGGGCTTATGAGCATAGATGATTGCAGAAATGACCGTAACTGCGTTAAATGCTGGAATCAGGCTTTGAAGGACGGCGAAGAGTGATGGAAATTAAGCCTGTGACATTTAGAGAAGCAAGTAACTTTATCAATTTACATCACAGACATCATAATGCGACTGTAGGATGTAAGTTTTGTGTTGGGTTGTATGATAATGCAAAATTAATTGGTTGTGCTGTATGTGGCAGACCTGTGAGCAGATATTATGATAATGGCGAAACGTGCGAAATTAACAGGGTTTGCGTACTTGATGGATACAAGAATGGGTGTAGTATGCTATACGGTGCGTGCTGTAGAATTGCAAAAAATATGGGCTATAAAAAGATAATAACATACACATTGCAATCGGAGAGTGGTGTGAGTTTACGAGCAAGCAATTTTGTCTGCGAAGGAAGTGCGGGAGGCTTGATATGGAGCGGAAACAGATGTCATGATAACGGTGTACCGCGAGAGAAGAAAATTAGATGGAAAAGAGACTTGATGAAACAAATAACGAGTCAGCCTATTGAGGAGAGTGAAAGTAAATGAAAGGAATAAAACTATGGACTTAATTTTTAACGAAGATACAAAACAATTTGAACTTGCTAAACAGCCATATAAGACCGTTGAAATTAGATGCGAAACCGAAGAAGATTACAACGATTTTGAAAAAATATTAAATTTGAGTCAACCGAGAAAGCCTATTTCGATTGATCAACAGGTTATCCGTTATGCGCAGACATATGAATGCCCAAACTGCCGAGAGGCATGGAACTTTGGAAAGGGTTTTACAGGAAAAGGCATATTAAATTACTGCTACTATTGCGGACAGAAGTTAGATTGGTCTGATGAAACGGAAGGTGAAAAATAATGGCATTCCCCGAAAAGCTAAAAGCGTTAAGACTTAAAAATGGATTAACGCAAGATGAGTTGGGCGAAAAGCTCTATTTGAGCAGAACAAGTATTTCAAACTATGAAATTGGAAAGAATGAGCCTAATATCGAAACCATAATAGCTATATCAGATTTATTTAACATCACAACAGATGAATTGTTGAGGGGAGGTGTGAACACAATGACAAACTTTGAGAAAATCAAACAGATGTCAATTGACGAAATGGCTCGCAGCAGTATAGACTTTTTCAGTTGCCCATATAACATACCAGGTGACCCGCCATATAGTTATTGCGATTGCAAAATAGGTGAAAAATTTAATCATAATTGTATTAACTGCACAAAACATTGGCTTGAAAGTGAGGTAGAAGAATGAAGGTACATCATTGCATAGATGTTTGTTGTGGAGGCCGTATGTTTTACTTTGATAAACATAACCCAGATGTAGTCTTCATGGATAACCGTAAATTTACTGATACTCTTTGTGACGGTAGAGCGTTTGAAGTCAAACCAGATGTTGTGGCCAATTTCAGGAATATCCCTTTTAAAGATGATACGTTTAATTTAGTAGTATTTGACCCACCTCATCTAATCAAAGTAGGGGATAAATCTTGGTTGGCAAAAAAGTACGGTAAACTTAACCCCCATACATATAAAGATGATTTATCTCAAGGGTTTAGGGAATGTTTCAGAATTTTGAAACCATATGGAATTTTGGTTTTTAAGTGGAATGAAACGGATGTTAAAACTAACGAGATAATTAAATTATCACCAATACCTCCACTTTTAGGACATAAAAGTGGAAAATTGAATAAAACACATTGGCTACTTTTTATGAAAAATGGTACTGAAAGTGAGGCAGTAGAAGAATGACCGCAAAAGAAATCAAAGACATAAACCGAGAAATTACGAGGTTAAAAGCTAAGATTGCACGCATAGCCGCCGAGGCTGACAATACATCGCCTAAGCTGTCGGATTTACCGAGTGCAGGTCAAACATCGGACAAGGTAGGCAATGCGGTGGTGCAGATTGCAGATATTCAGAGGGAGATACAAAACCTTGAAATCCGCCGAAACGCAGCACTCAACAGCCTCTCCCGTGACGATTTTGTGGAGAACTGCTTATTTATGCACCTTAGTTTGCGATATAGTTGGGCGCAGATTGCCAAAGATACAGGCGGAATAAACACACCTGATAATATAAGAATTATGTGCAGTCGGTATCATTGGTGAAATTTGTTCGTTTTTTCGTTTAAGGTGTGATATAATATAAAATGAAGAAATCGATAATAAGAGGCATTTTGTAGTTCTCCTTTTTCAAAAATAACGGCAGACCGCTCTCGTTTGAGGGCGGTTTTGCTGTATCAAAAAATCGAAAGGGCGGTGATACCGTGAAAAATAAATTAAATGCAAGACAGAGGAAGTTTGCGGAATATTATGCGCAGAGCGGTAACACCGTTCAGAGTGCGATACAGGCAGGATATTCAGAAAATTACGCAAACGCAAGAGCGTATGAATTGTTGGAGAATGTTGGAGTTTCAAAATACATCAAAGAGTTATCCGACAAGCTCAAAGATGAACGCATTATGAGTGCTAAGGACAGACAGGTTGCTCTCTCTGACATTGCAAGGAGTGACGAGCAGGACCCGTCAGACCGTATTCGTGCGATTGATACACTCAACAAAATGACGGGTGAATACATTGTCAAGGTTGACGCAAAGGTTGAGCAATCCGAAAAGCTCTCTGATGTGTTCAGACAGTTAGGCGGTGAGGGCTTGAGTGAGTAGCTTTCCTTTGTCGCAAAAGTACATTGACTTCATAAACACAACAAATGTGTCGGCTGAATTTCTTGAGGGCACTACCGCATCGGGCAAGACAACGGTCGGTGCCGGTGTAAAGTTTATGCGAATGGTGTCGCAAAGTTCCAAAAAGATACATGCCATTGCCGCCAAGACAACCGGCAAAGCGGAGGAAACTATCATTCAGCAGGACAATGGTATTCTTGACCTGCACCGAAACGCTGTTTACTGCGGTAACGGCGACAAGGATTACAAACTGCCGCATATCAAGTTTGAGGGCAAAATTATCTATGTTCTCGGCTACAGCAGTCGGGATAAATGGGAAATGGTACTTGGTGCACAGTTTGGCTGTGTGTATATTGATGAGATAAACACCGCAGATATTGAGTTTATTCGAGAGATGTCAACCCGTAATGACTATTTGCTTGCAACGCTTAACCCCGATGACCCGTCATTGCCTGTTTACAAGGAATTTGTAAACCGTTCAAGACCGTTTAAGAAATACGCAAACGATGTTCCGCCCGAGATTATGTCGGAGCTTAACGAAGAACCTGTGCCGGATTGGCGGTACTGGTTCTTTTCTTTTACCGATAATTTAAGCCTTACACCCGAACAGGTTGAAAAGAAAAAAGCCTCTGCTCCAAAAGGAACAAAGCTTTATAAAAACAAAATCTTAGGCTTGCGAGGCAGGGCAACAGGGCTTGTATTCTCAAACTTTGAGAGGGCAAGGCACATAAAAACAAAAGAATGGGCAAAGCGGTTTTTAAACTCCGACCGTAAAAGCGAGCATTTTATTCAGTTTACGGCAGGACTTGACACCGCATATTCGCAGAAGTCACCCGACACAATCGCAATGACTTTTTTCGGTATTACAAACAATGGCAAGTGTATTCAGCTTGACGAACGAGTGTACAACAATGCCGAACTACAAACTCCGATTGCACCGAGTGATACGGTACGAAATTTCATTGATTTTCTTGACCGCAACTGTGAGGAGTGGGGCTTTGCGAGAACTGCTTTTATTGATAATGCCGACCAAGCGACAATTACCGAGTTTCAGAAGTACAAGCGACAGCACGGTTGTATCTACGATTTTGTAAATGCCTGGAAGAAAACCAAGATTATCGACAGAATTAATCTTGTACTCGGTTGGCTTGCCACTTACTGTTATTTTGTTCTTGAGCATTGCAAGAATACAATTGCCGAGTTTAAAATTTACAGCTGGCGAGAAGATAAAGACAACACACCTGAGGACGGTCACGACCATTGTATAAACAGTGGGCAGTATGCGTGGCTGCCGTTTAAAAATATTATTGGAAGTGAAATAAATGGGGCTGATAAACAGAATGACTGATACAATCAGAACAGGATTAAGAAATTTTTTACATATCACTAAAGCGCCCGACAGAACGATAACCGTTGACGAAACAAACAATCATCTGACCGAGTGCTTTATCAATCGCATTTGGTATTGGGGCAACAGCAGACAACTTGCGGAGCTGTACAGGCAGATTGATACAAACAAAACTATGTTTTGGGCGGCAAAAAGCACAAAGGGGCTTGAAATCCGTAAAATACACACGGGCTTGCCGGCACTCATCTGCGAAACTCTTGTGAATATCGTAATTGCCGACTACAACGGCACAGATGTTACAAGTAAAAATACGACAGCTTATGCCGAACGGTGGGCGGAGATAGAGAAAGAAAACAAACTCGCAGGTGTAATAAAGCAAATGCTCCTTGACCTTTGCGTTGTCGGTGACGGTGCATTTAAAATCAGCTTTGATACGGCTGTATCAGATGTTCCGATTGTTGAATGGTATCCTGCCGAAAACATCGACTTTACATATGTGCGCGGCAGAATCAGAGAGGTTAAGTTTTATACCGATTACACGCAAAATCACCGACATTTCCGTTTTGAGGAATCATACGGTTACGGCTATATTCGTTATGCTTTGTATGATGATAACGGCAGAGAGGTCGATTTACACACAGTTAAGGCACTTGATTGGATAGACAGCAACGGTGTGACCTTTGACACATCATATATGTGGGCAGTACCGGTTATTTACGGCAAATCGTGCCACAAGGGCAGAGGTGCGGGCATTATCGGCATAAAAACAGACGCTTTCGACAGCCTTGATGAAGTGTGGTCGCAGTGGATGGACGCTTTAAGAGCTTGCCGAACAAAGCAGTATGTGCCTGAATGTCTTATCCCTCGAAACCCCGAAACCTGTCAGCCGATATCGCCAAATCCGTTTGACAACCGTTTTATCACCGTGGGCAACGATATGTCGGAAAACGGCAACGGCAACAGGATTTACACCGAAAGTCCGCAGATTCAGCACGAAAGCTATTTAAGCTCATACATCACCGCACTTGACCTTTGTTTACAAGGTGTTATATCTCCGTCAACGCTCGGTATTGATACAAAAAAACTCGATAATGCCGAGGCACAGAGAGAAAAAGAGAAAACAACTCTGTATACAAGACAGAACCTTGTTGAGCTCACCGAGAACGCTATGCAGAGCCTTGTTGAAGTTGTACTCAATGCTGACAGCGAGCTTAACGGCAAGGGCATTGTTGACGGAATAGAGGTATCCGTAAACTTCGGCGAATATGCGAACCCGAGCTTTGAAAGTCAGGTTGAAACCGTGTCAAAAGCAAGGCAGGGCGGTTTGATGTCTGTTGAAACCTCGGTCGAGGAATTGTACGGCGACAGTAAGTCGGACGATTGGAAAGCCGAAGAGGTACAGAGGATAAAAGAAGAGCAGGGCATTACAAGTGAGGAAGAAACCTCGTCATTCGACGATTTGGCAGGACTGACAGATGAGTGATTACGATATCGGAAAAGCCTTTGAAGAAATCGAAAATGAACTTATTGACAGTATGATGCGCAATTTCAGCCGACACAGAGCAGAGGAAACCAAAGAGGGCTATAATTGGACCCAATGGCAGGCAGAACAACTAAAGGCGCTTGAGGAGTACCGCAAAACGAACGCCCAAAAATTTGGCAAGCAGTTCAAGAGCATTAACAGCAAGGTTGAAGAAATGATACACACCGCAAGAGCCGACGGCAACGCAGAACAGGAAGTGAAAATCCTCGAGGCTATTAAGAACGGCTTTACACCGCATATGCCCACAGGAGCGAGCACAGGCGAGTTTTTTAAGGTCAATAACCGTAAGCTCAATGCTCTTGTAAAATCGACCACAGACGATTTAAAGAGGGCAGAAACGGCAGTCTTGCGTATGAGCAATGACAAGTACCGCAAGGCAATCTTCAATGCTCAGGTGTACGCAAACACCGGTGCAGGCACATACGAAAAAGCAGTTGATATGGCTTGTAAGGATATGCTAAACGCAGGGCTGAATTGTGTGGAGTACAAGAACGGTGCAAGGCACACGCTTTCAGACTATGCGGATATGGCAATCAAGACAGCAAACAAGAGAGCCTATCTAAGAGGCGAGGGCGAAGAAAGAGCTAAGTACGGGCTTTCGCTTGTTGTGGTAAACTCAAGACGGGGCGGTTGCCCTGATTGTGCAAAGTATATAGGCAGGGTGTTTATTGATGATGTGTATTCAAACGGCAAAAAATCGGACGGTGATTATCCGCTGCTTTCAACCGCCATAGCGGAGGGACTTTTTCACCCACGCTGTAAGGACAGCACAAGCACCCACTACC